TGTTGGTCTAGGTTACGGGAAGCCCTCCCAGAATAGTCTGGGATCCCACCTTAGTACGAGAGCACACTCTCGCACGTCAGCTAGTGACACGTTCTAGCTTAGGAGATTTCACACATTAATATATACATATACGACACGTTATACAAGTTGTTGCTTTCTGTTCGCAATAGCCCTTAGCGCTGTCCAGACGCGTCCTCAAGGGATCTCGGGAATATGGTCACAGTCCACACACACTCATCTTGTTTATTGTTGTTCCTAGTAAGTCGCATTAGAATTGTACTCGGTGATACGCCCATACATCACTGTCCCAGACAACGATGTGAGCGATCCGATGGCCCATGAGATGTTACGCGAAGCCGTATGAGGGACAATGGTAATGACAGCTGTAGAAACCGCACTACTAGAGCCCGATGCGTTCGCCTGGCTACTGAACTTCACAGTAATACCAGTTCCAAAGTTGATTGACGGGCTTGAAATGGCCGACAACCCTGTGCCCGAAAACACTACCAGGTAAGTGCCTTGCACTTCAGCCGCGACAGTGAACCCAGACACACTTCCAACCACACCTGTCAACGAGCTGTATCGGGTGTTAATGTCGAAAGGAGTAGGGGCAAGCACGGCTGTACCTTGACCAAGAATGGATGCCGTCAGAGCACTTTCTGTGGTGACAACAGCCAATTTTGGTTTCTTCAATTCAATTTCATACGTACACCACAGGTCTCCCAGCACATTGTTGCTGGCGGGACAACCAGTGGTAGCAACAGTGGTTACACCAAGGTCATACATCAAAATGTTTTCGGTGCTAGCCACACTGGAGTTGCGTACGTACTGTACATTGAAAGGGTTCTCCTTTGGATCACATTCAATAGGGTGGCAAAATGGTTCTGACGGTCGGGCCTCCGTTGCCCAATACTCATTCATCATCTCGATCTTGCTTGCAGGGGGAGCCTCAGTGGCCCGATACGAGGTCTGAATCATCACACTACCCAACGCTGGGTTGGTCGAATTCACGGCCATACCACTTGTCGGTACATAATGGAATATCATACCACGGATCTTATACTCTGTATATTGCGCAGCGATGGCGCTCAACCATGGGAATGTCGTTAGGTCACCAGGATTCAACGCGTAGCGTCGCTGGACCGTGTAGTCCGTCGAACCACGAATTTCTCCTAGGAACTCCTTGTGGCGCACCACGACACTTTGTCCATCCTTATGCATTGCAGGGATGGTTCCATCTGGCTTCACTGAGGATAGCAAGGAATTGGACGACACCACATAGTCGCCCTGGCCGAGCCACTTGCTCACCATAGCCCCGATACCGCTTCCAGCGGCGCTACCGAGGGTGGGGTTTCCGAGGTAACCCCCGAGGGCACCTCCACCGAGACCGCCGAGTGCGCGCAATGCACGCCCCACGGCGGTGACTTCATTCTTCTTTGAGCGAGCAGGCATTGCTTGGACACGCGCCTGCCTCACTAGTTTCTTCTTTTGCTGCTTAGGCATGACAATCTATTATATACAACGTTCAACAGATTGTCATCGGACCTACATCGGCGCCCACGCGATGTCGCCAATACCCTCCACCAACTCGACCTTGCTTGTTACACTCCATGAGCTGTAGTACTCCTCCATGGCCACCTGTTCATCGGGGGTGATCCCAAATGCTTTAAAGAACGACACCCGCGTATCTTCACATACCGGTCTGCTCTTTGCCTCCATGCCCACGCTCATCATCCTTGAGCCAGATTGCATGAATACAGCATTTGCCATGTTTGACGGTTTCCCATTGCGCATGTACGCTTGGTACATGGACTGGAAAATTGGTACTCCGCTGGTCAACGCTAGGCCGCACTCTCCTACTGCGTATAACCACGACTGTAACGCCCCTCTTTCCGTAAGGGGAAATAAACAAAGACTATCCTTCTCCCGGGCTGTTGTGTAGTTGCGCACCATGCGCCACTCATTCTCCACAAGTACGGGGTGTGTCTGACAGAATTCTATCTGCTCAAACTCGTAAACAGGATCCTCCACCACCATGGTGAATCCCAAAGCCTTTGTGTATTCAGTGAATCCGGCAGAAAACCGGCCCAAATCGTTTCTCTCCATGATGACGACACAGTCATCACCGTTATTGGCCAACTTGGCCTTAACCCCGCACCGACGTAGCCAA